TCAGCCACTCGCTTTATAATATTTAAAATATTCAGGAACAACCAAAAAGCGACGTGTACTATTTGTTACAAATCTGCGATCAGTTTTCCGTTTTTCGACTTCACAAACAGTTTTATGATATTCGCCTGTCAAAGAGGCTTTCAACTCATACCAATCTCCAAGAGGAATATTGAAATATGGATCACGAACTGTTTCCAAAGGAACTATTTCAAGACGAATCGAAGCTCGACCAACTAGACATTGTGCGACCTGGGTAATGTCCTGGGTCAATCCTTCAAACGTACAGCCCATGTGCCGAACTTCACCTAGCCAATCATCCCAGCGCTGAAGATATTCAGAAGATTTATTGTCAGAAAGAAAATTGTGAATTTCATCTATTGCAATATGACAATACCGTAAATCACGCCCCCGAAAATAATCCCAAGGTCCCGACCGTTCCCACTTCCAAGACTGAAGAACAATATCAGGAATGATTTCTATCCGTTTTTTTATATCATCTAATGTTGTTTTATTATGTTTAATACCAAAAAAACGGGAAATCTTACCACCACGATGCAACTTTTTATAAACAGTCTCTGAAATGGCGTCAATATTCAAAGGAAAATTGCTGATATGAATTCCATTAGAGTTTATCAGAAAATCATCAACAAGAAAACGGGCTGCTCGAACATAAGTTTTACCAGCGCCCGGAACTCCTGTAGTTATTGTAATAACACTGTTCATTGCCATAGATTAACCTACCGTCGGAATGAAAAGTTTAATAATCAGTTTAACGCAGATCATGGCAAGAATGAAAACAAAATACGAAGTCGCAAGAGTTGAGAGTAAAGAAAGATCAACCCACCGCGAAGCATGATACAAGAAAACGGAAAAATTATCTCCCCAATAACCAGACAAATCCGGAATAAGATCTATTACCGGGGTAAGAAGAAGGTTAATCCCCTCCAGAAAAAAATCCAATATCCATTCAAAAAAACTTTTCAATGCTTCTATTATATATGTAATAAGAGCATCAAAACCTGCCTTGATTAAATCTAAGATTTCCTGCATGAATCTTCCTCCTGTTAATTACCACTGACGCAGTGCCAGTATTATCAACCAAGCAAAAAATAAAGCAAAAGCCAACCGTGACAGATTAAAGCAGAAGATACGAAGATAATCCAATCTTTCATCTGAAAAATCCAAAACCACATCTGTAGAAAAAACACCTTCCAAACCAAGATTGAATGTTAAAACCTCCGTCCCGGAAACCCGGTTTTTCAAAAACGAAAAATCAGGAAGTAATTTACGTTTCAACTCCGAAAGAGCCGGATATTTTTCCGCATCCAATGAAAAATCATTTTCCTCAACTTCCTTTAATGTAACCGTAGTAATCGTTTCCTCTTCTTCACCATCATTATTAATATTGACTTTATGTGAATGTTTCTGATGAACTTTGCAATACTGTTCTCCACAGACAGTTCCATCAAGTTTCTTAACCTCACATTTAACCAAAACACAACTTGGAGTATTAGGACAAAATGTTCCCGGCACATCATGATTGATATAACCACATTCCGGGCATTTATCATTATGTACTACACAATAAGAATTCCGGCAGATTGTACCGTCTGATTTCGTCTGATTACAAGGACGAACATCACAAAGTTTCGTATTCGGACAAGCGCACTTATGACCGCAAGTCGGGCACTTCAAAACACCGCAGACTGCACATCGGGGAAGATTACTATATTTCTTTCTTTCCTGATCCCGAAGCAATTCTGTTTTGAAACATGACTCGTGAGCTACAGGTTTGGAATTTTTTCCCCCTGCCCCTTCACAGGTAACTTCAAGAGCAAAATGTGGATCATGAACCATACAGCCAATCTTATCGCAGACCGTACATCTGACAGGTTGACAATCGTCAAGCTCCGGACATTCCTTATCCGGAACAGATTGTTCATTATGACCGCAGATATGACAAACAATCAAACTACACTTTGAACATTTCGCCCGGATTTCCGCCCAAACAGAAGACTCGTTATCTATATCTGATTGTTTTTTCAGACACAATGTATGCAACTTTCCTCCCTTACCGGGAACGCCGGGCGTACAATCCGGTCCGTCACAAGTCCATGACAGTGTTTTATGAGAATGATGCTTGATACAATAAGTTTCTTTGCAGTGCGGACAAATAGTAGGAGTGCAAGGATTCCCGTTAACACAATCTTGGCACTTGTCATGACCGCCACAAATTGAACACTTAATTTTACCGCAATACTCACAGTTCTCTGTTTTCAAAAATTCCAATGCTTCATCCTGTGTCTTGAAGCAGCGGGTATGTTTTGCGAAACCACAATTAAGAGTTTCTACCCAATGAGTAGGATTATGTGTAGCACAATATTCTTTATTATGAACACTGCAAACTGTTTTTGTGCAATCTAAAAGCCCTGCCCCGCCCTCATTAATACAACGATTACATTTGCTGTGATCGAATGCATTACATATCTTGCAATCTATTTCACCGCAATAATCGCAGATATTGTTTGTCTGAAAATCATCCCGTTTAGATTCATTCTCCAAACAGTCAGTATGCGTTATCGTTCCTCCGTTTACTCCTGCATGGGTCAAAGTCCCGACCCAATGTTCCGGATAATTGTGTCCACTGCAATATCGTTCCTTATGAACTGGACAAACGGATTCAACGCACCCCGCTTTTCCTTTCCCCCATCCTTGATCTTTTTTAATCCCGACACAAATTCCACAAAGAGAATGATAATCCGGACGGCAAATATCACACTTGAACTCCTCACAATATTCGCAATAATCCGGAGTTTCAAACTTCAACCGTTCTTTATCTGATTCAAAACATTTTTTATGAGAAACTCCATTTCCATGATCCAATATACCTTCCCAATGACTGCGTTTATTCTCATGAGAACGAGCCGTACAATATACTGCATTATGTTCCGAACAAGTCGCTTTTATACAATCTTTAGTACCTTTTGCATAATCTGCTACATTATAACAGACATTACAGCCTTTATGGTAATCCGGACGGCAAATATCACATTTAAAATCACCGCAATATTCACACATAGTCTCAACAAGAAATGAATTCAAATCATTCTCATTTTGAAAACAATTTATATGTGTTACATCATTACTATGTTTTTTGGTGCCATAATAATGCTCTTCCGGGAGCTTGTGCGTTTTGCAAAAAAGTTTATTATGAACTGGACAAGTTTCTGCATCACAGGAACCTGAGCTGTCATTCAATCCATACCCACCTTCCGCAATACAGACATTACATTTCGTGTGATCCAATCCTGAATCATCATGAAGACCACAATAATTTCCATGAACCGGACACTCTTTTTTCTCACAAGGTATGTAAGAAGAAAAAGAAACTGTTCCATGACTGCCGCCACAACCTCGGCAAAAAGAAGAACAGCTAATAGAAACATACGATGAAAAATCAAATGTAAAGGAACGTGTATTACCCGATATGGTTCCATCTAAGATTCCTGTCTCCGTTTCACCGGAAGATTTTATAATGACATAAGAAATCGAATATGCAGGATCATAAGAGGAAGCAGACGGACAAGAACCATATGCAGATCCCGAAAATGTCACTTTGGAATTTTTACTGCAAAAATAATCCGGTACCGTGAACGTATCGGCATAAACTGAAAATGAACAAAGAATCAGGAGAAAACAAATATTCCGAAACATCATCAAACCATTAAATTATGTTTTTCTGATTTTTTGTATGAATAATCATCTGCATAAATGCAACTCCGCATAAACAAGAAGAAGAAATACACAATGTCTGCAACAGAAATATTATCTGTTTCATCATATCCAACAAAACCGAATAATCTTGCGTTTCCATTGTGTATTTCTCCCTGTCAATTCATCAGCCGAGACAGCGACCGATCCACTTGAGACCTTTCTTCACAAGAAGAAAAGCCACATATCCCGTAGAAACAGCCAAAACCACTCCCCCCATCGAAGTAACGGCAAGTTTCACCAATTCCGGAACATCAACGCCAGTTTCCGGAAGAGTCATTGATCCAGAAACAGTTTCTTCTGCCATTGCAGAAACTGCAGTGGCAGCGGTAAGCCCGATGATTGCTGTACTTTTTCCGACATTTCCGACTTTCTCAACGAAAGCAGAACCAACTTTTTTCAGGGCGTCAAACATAATTTTTCTCCTCTTTTTGACGTTCCTTGTGTGAGTTTTTCGGCTCCATACCGAAAAGAATAAACTCACATTTTCTCCATTAACCGCAATCCATAAGCGATTTTAAAAACGATAATATAAACAATCAGAGCCATCATAAAAAATGACCATGACAAGAAAACGAAATAAGCAAAAGGCGTGCTAAAATTTGTCATACGGCGAACTCCTCAATATCATATTCATGTTCTTTCATAGAGAAAAACTCCTGCAGCGCTATTTCAGCATCATAATAAACTTGCCTGATCCGGTTATATTCCGATAAATCATCTTTAGTTTCTAAAAGGCGTTTTTTGTCATGGAAAAAGACTTTCAAATCATACATATCGTGCCGTAATGATTCCTGAAAAAGCGGATGTTTGAATTCAAAATAACAGGCTATTGCCTGATCCTGTTCGTTGTTCTGCCAATGATTAATAACCGTGGTCAAACGATTGTAATCTGCATTGCGATAAAACATATTGAAACTACGGGGAAAATTAAGCTTGAATTGCGAACATGCCCAACGCCATTTTTCCGAAGAACCGCCGACCCAAGAAAACGGAAGAAATACAACGCGGCACCAGTTTCGGGAATAGGCAACATACCGAACCCCCTTTTCCCGATGTTCTTCTGATTTTTTAAGATATTTGGTCATGTAACAGGCAACCCCCTTATAATTTTCACCATGTGTCCATGTACATTTGCAAAAACCAAATTTTTGGCGAGAAACAGAGCAAAAACCATTAATGAAAGTAATAAATTGTCTCATACTGGAAAGCCCCGGAATAAAACAGAGGCAGTGAAAATGCCAGGATCCCCGCTTCTGACATTCCGCTACAAGAATATAACGGAAATCAAGATAATTTTTCTGTATCGCCGTTCTCATAATGTTCCACCGTGCCCCCGCTTCTTTACGGGATTTGCAATTATCCTTAAAAGTCAAAGTAAAAAAGAAAGTTTTTCCCTGCCCGATACCGTGTAATTTCGAGAATGCAAATATATTCTCGCGGTCACGGTAAACCGCTTTACGCTGATACGAAGTAAGCATTTTTAACCCCTGCTAAAGTTAAAAAAGAAAATGCCATTTTTTGCGATCCCGGAAATGGCAAACCGGCGTTCCCTTTTTGCGGAACCTACCGGAAGGTTAACCGGTGCGTTTACTTCAAAGGCTCAAACGCTAAGGCCTTAGCAGGTGTAAAAGAAGTTTTCGAACGATTACGGGAATCCATTAAAACTTCCGGATCAGATTCAAATACCGCACGAATGCGAGTCCCAGGCGCAACATCCTGTGGCATTTCAAGCAGAAATTTGCCACCCTCAAAAAGGAAAGTAGAATACCACTTATTGTTTTTCTCTGATTTGAACGGTTCCGAGAAGCGACCAATCACGACAATTAAGATGGCATACGGCGAGATTTTCGAGAAATCAATCATTTTCTGTCCCCTGTTTTGGTTTGTTTTAATTAACTTAACAGGTTCCAGAATATCGCATAATAGAGTTTTATGTTGATTAAAAATCAAACATAAAATCTTTATATATTATGCGACATTCTAAATAAGATAATAAAACAAGATTATTCTCTGCTGATGAAACAGAATTTTGGTGAAGAACGGATAAACTGGATGTTAAAGGTTTCAACTGTAACTTCTCTTTTAACGACTCTCTTATCCTGGTTGAGCTTTCTATCAGATCAGAAAGAGGAAATATTTAATGCCGTTTTATCCTGATATATATCGTTTTATATCAGATAAAATAAAAAAATAGTTGCTGTGATTGAAAGAGCGAAAAATGGTGCTAATATACAATATTTTGATTTTTACAGATGCGGAGTTTACGAAGGATTCGGGGATATGGCTATCTGGAAGAGAGATACAGTAAAGAATGGGGATAAAAGTTTTTCCAAACTGTTTGATATTATTGAAGAAATAGCCCGGAGTCGAAACGGGTTGAAAGGACGCGAAATAGCCGAGCGAAACGGACTGCCCGTCAGCACGGCATTCCGGATGCTGAAGTTCCTTGTCGAAAACGGATACCTGCGCAGCTCGGCTTCCACTTATACACTCGGTCTTGGAATCGCTCGGCTGGGGAATATTGCGGCGGCTCAGAATCCTCTGCTGAAAGTCTCCCGCCCTCTCCTCGCGGAACTCTCCGCAAAAACAATGGAAACCGTACATCTGGCAGAATTGAAAGACCATCAAATCCTGTATGTCGATAAAGTGGAAGGTGTCAGGTCGGTCCGGATGGGATCGCTGATCGGAAATTACTCTCCGCTTTTCTGCACCGGGATCGGCAAGGCGATTTTGGCGTTTCTGGATTCGGAAACGCTGGATGAACAGCTGCAAATGATCGAATGGAAACAGTACACAGACACCACGCTGCTGTCCGCCCCTGCCCTGCTCCGGGATCTCTCGGAAATACGGAAACGGGGATATGCAATTGATAATTGCGAACATGAAATCGGCGTTTACTGCCTTGCGGCGCCCATTCTGGACTATACTGGACATGCAGTTGCCGGAATCAGCATTTCCGGTTCCGAATTGTATTTACGCAACCGGACCGAAGAACTGGCGGCTCTTGTCAAAGATGCCGCGCTCCAGATCTCAAAAGAATATCACGGATAACTCCTGTCATCTTCTTTTCCTGACAGCTGACTGTTTATTGCTTCATTTGCATAAAATAATGTCTTTCCCTGTAAAATGTCATTTCTTTACATACAGCTTTTCAAGAAAAAGTTTCTGCGATTATTGCAAAAAGTGATTCAGACAGTATTCTTACCATATCAGCCAAAAAGTCTGCAAACGAAAAACAGAAGGTGAAGTATGAGCAAAAAAGTTCTTGTTCTCGGAGCGACCGGTGCAATGGGACGTTATCTGGTTCCCTGTCTTGCGAAAATGGGGTATCAGGTGGATGGCGTTTCCGTGGAAGACAAGGCCAGCGATCTGCCCAATGTAAATTACATCAAAGCCAATGCAAAAGATAAAACGGTTCTTGCATCGCTGTTGAAAAACGGATACGATGGAATCGTCGATTTCATGTGGTATCCGACCGGCGAACTGCCGTTTGCCGTGCCGCGTTTCCTGGATCATACCGAGCATTACATCTTTCTTTCCAGCTGCCGAGTCTATGATGATCTGGAACATCCGGTCAAAGAAACCTCGCCCCGGCTCCTGGATTCCACAAAAGACGTTCTTCTCCGCAACTCCGATGATTACAGCATTTACAAAGCCCGCGGCGAGAATATTCTGAACGGTCTCCCGAAAAAAAACTGGACGATCGTCCGCCCCGCCACGACGTATTCGTTCATGCGTTATCAGCTTGTAACACTGGAAGCGGCAGATACGGTCGGGCGTGCAATGGCGGGGAAAGCCGTCGTTGTTCCGGAACAGGCCCGCAAGGTTCAGGCTACGATGAGCTGGGGCGGCGATGTGGCTCAGATGATCGCGCGGCTTCTGTTCCGCGAAGAAGCTCTGCGGGAAACTTACTCCGTCACGACATCCGAACATCATTCCTGGGAGGAAATTGCCGATTATTACAAAGATATCTGCAACCTGAAAGCCGTCTGGGTGGATAAGGAGGATTATCTCAAGATCCTGAATCCGGATCCGTACTGGCTCGGAGCAAGATGGCAGTTGGAATATGCACGGCTTTTTGAGAGAGTCATGGACAATTCCAAAATCCTTGCCGCCACCGGGATGAAACAGGAGGATCTGATGCCGCTTTACGACGGTCTCAAACTTGAGATTTCCCGCTGCCCGGAAAATCATGCATGGCCGGTCAACAAAGCGATGGACGAATATCTGGCGTCAATGCAATAAAGCGGGAATCGTTGTTCCGCTTCCGTCTCAATCTTGCTTCATTTGCATAATAAGACGGTTTATTTTTGCAACAGAGCCACGGTTTGCATGGTCTTTTTCTGAAAAGAAAAGCGGAGACGGTTGCAAACGGCTTCCGGCGCAAGTACTGTATGCAAGAAATTCCGCAGACGCGGATTTATTTATGAAACGAAAAAAGAGGTTGGAGCATGACAAAAAAAGTTTTAGTTCTCGGTGCGACGGGCGCGATGGGCAAATATCTGGTGCCGCGTTTTGCGGAAATGGGGTATCAGGTGGATGGCGTTTCCTTTGACGATGTGACAAGCGGGCTTCCAAACGTAACGTATCTCAAAGCGAACGCCAAGGACAAAGATGTACTGCGTCAGCTGCTGGCGAAAAAATACGACGGCATTGTCGATTTCATGATCTACCCCACCGGCGACCTCCCCTATTATCTGCCGCAGATGCTGGACAACACCGATCATTATATCTATCTTTCCAGCTACCGGATTTATGACAATAAGGAACACCCGGTCAAAGAGAGTTCGCCCCGGCTGATTGACACCGCAGACAATCTTATCCTGCGCAACTCCGATGATTACAGTATCTACAAGGCCCGCGGCGAAAACATCGTCCGCGCATTGCCGAAGAAGAACTGGACCATTATCCGTCCAGCGATCACTTATTCGCTCATGCGTTATCAGCTTGTCACTCTTGAAGCGCCGAATACCGTCGGCCGCGCATTTGCGGGGAAAGCGGTCGTTGTTCCGGAACAGGCTCGCGATGTTCAGGCTACGATGAGCTGGGCCGGCGATGTGGCGCGTATGATCGCCGGACTTCTGTTCAATGAAAAAGCCCGCGGAGAAGTCTTCACCGTCGCCACAGCGGAGCATCATACCTGGGGAGAAATCGCCGATTATTACAAAGATCTCTGCAACCTGAAAGCCGTCTGGGTGGACAAGGAGGATTATCTTAAAATTCTGAATCCGGATCCGTACTGTCCCGGAGCAAGATGGCAGCTTGAGTATGACCGTCTGTTCGACCGGATCATGGACAACTCCAAGGTTCTTGCCGCAACGGGAATGAAACAGGAAGAACTGATGCCGCTTTATGACGGACTCAAGCATGAAATCGCCCGCTGTCCAAGAGATTTCCAGTGGCAGGAAAACAAGCTCATGGACGATTATCTGAACAAGATGAAATAA